ACTACGTTAGTTGGTGTAACTGACGCACTATTACCAGCTACTGCTACTTGTTGTGGAGTAAAACCTAATCCTTGTCCAGTTGCTGTTCCAGCAGCTCTAATTCCTTCAGCAGCTAATGTATTAATGTTTGGCGGTTGTACTGTGGGAGTTGTTGGTGGTGCAATAGTTTGTATTGGTGGTATTGTAGGTTGTTGTGATGGCGCAGTAGCTTGTGGTGTATACGTACCACCTTTTAATAAATTACCTTGTCCTATTGATTCTAGATGTTTTGTTAATGCAGAGATGTATGAGCTTGAACCAAATTGTTGTTTACCATCTAAAGTGTACATCCTTCTATCCATTGTTCCCGCTTGACCATTTAAACCTTTAAAGTCTTTCAAATACTCAGGAGTAGCAGCTCCACCAAAACCTCTAATTCCTTCTTTGTTTAAGATTGGTGGCAATAGATTACCTTGACGATCTACATTTCCGTGATTAGGATTTCCTACATACTTACCTTGATTTGGTGGATTAGGTTGAGTTACTTGACCACCGTTTGCTTGTCCAGCCATTACATTATCTCCATTTAATTACCTACCGCCTGTTAATCTACGTCTTGCGCCTACATTACCTCTGCCACCTCTGCTTCCTGTAGTTCGTTTAACTTTTACAGGTTGTGGGCCTCTTGGAGTAGGTTTAGTCTTTTTAACTACCACAGGTTTGTTCTTATTATAATCTACTTTTACTCTTGGTTTAGCTGTGGGTTTAGGTGTGTACCCTTTCCTGTCAGCAACAGTTTCTTTTGGTGGCTCATATGCAAATGCTTTTTTACCTGGCACAAAAGTACCATCAGCTATTCTTTGTTTAATAACTTCATCTCTTGCTCTACCAGCATCCATACGATCTAAGATACCTGATAATGCATCAGCGTTTCCACTTGCCGCAACACCTCTAATATTGTCCATTGCTTGAGTATGAGAGCCTTTACCAATCGTACCATCTAATAAGCCATTTATTGTTTGGTAACCATATGCACCTAAAGCCATAGGAATACCACCACCGGGTAATTGTTTATCTCCTGACAACAATCCAGCATCCTTACCGCCTAAGAAATGATAGCCACTTGGATTGTCAGATACTGGGATATATGTTGATCCATCTAGTTGTTTCATATTTTGGTGTTTGTACCCTGTCAATCCTGATCCATCACCATAAAAAGGTGTATCCATTCTTTTGTTAACAATGTGAGCTGCAATGTCATCTTCAGACACATCACCACCAGCAAATAATCGCATTGGATAGCCACGCAAAGAATTATAGTAACCACTACCACCATCAGAAGCATCAGGATTATATAGCGTATCCATAACACCACTATATCTATCACCTATTGCATCACCAGTCTTCTGTAAAAAAGTTCTGTTGTTATCTGTTCCTTGAAAAGCGTTCTCTGCATTGTCTACATTGTACTGTGACATAATTTGGTCAATAGTCCTATCATTCGGATCACCATACTTGCTTTGAATATTTTCAGTCATCCTCATAACATTGTTTAAACCATCTCCCATGCCTTCACCAACATCTCTCATTACTGAGTCCGATCTTGATGTATCAAATCCTCTAGCATTAGGTGAACCACTAGCCATCATTGGCTGACTGAAAAATTGTTGTGCATTTCCTATACCACGTTCCTGTAATGTTGGTACACCCATTCCAGAGCTTTGAGTTGCAGTACCTATACCTCTATTTTGCAATGTTGGTACACCCATACCTGAACCCTGAACAGCGTTACCTATACCATTCTCACCTGATAATAGTGAGGCGTTCATAAGGCTAGGTATAGGGGAGGCATCTACACTCCCATTTACTTTCCCGCTAGTTTTGCTTCATATTCTGCCATTATTTGATCTATAGGGTTTGATAGGTTTTGCTCAAGTCTGCTGCCTGAATGTATATCCATTGCACCTAAATTTGTATTTTGATATGGATTATCTTTATATCCCATTGGATTGCTACCTGAACCAGAAGTATTGTATACAACTGCATCTGATGTAGCTACATCATCAGGATCATCATAATTGTAATTAGCTCTACTTGGATGTCCAGGAGAACTGTAGTTATCGTATGCTTTATTTATTGTTTGATAATTTAATTGACTATCATCTAAATAATTTTGCATTGCAGTTGGCGTATTAGTAGCATTAGCTCTATCATCACGTAATTTTTGTATTGCAACTTCATTAGGATCAACACCACCAAAACTTCCACCACCACTTGGTCTTCCAGTAGGCAATGGGTTAGGATTTGCTGTAGTTGCTACATTACTACCAAATAATGCGTTGTATTGGTCAAAAGTCTCAGGTTGATAGGCTTGAGTGTCTAAGAGTGCTTGGTCATATAATGCATTAGAGTCGTATGCTCTTATACCACCCGCATAAAGTTCAGGTGTTGGCATACCTTCAGCTGCACCGCCTGGAGCTGCAAAACCAAATGCACGTGCTGCATCATTATTATTTTGCATTGCTGCCAATTGATTAGGTGAAAAGGCTGCTACTTCTGGGCCTCTGTATGGCATATAACCTAATCTTTGTACGTCTTCAGCTCTACCTAGATTACGTTCTGCTGGGCCTCTTAGCCATTCAGGTAAACTAGTCTCTGTACTTTCACTTCCACTCTTTCCGCCGCCACCACTCATGTCAAAACTCCTTTAATAATGTTGTGAACTGTTCAGTCCATCCTCTAGGTTGCAAGATTTTTTTCCAACCTCTACGCCCAGTTACTGTCATACCATCACATCCTTGTTCTTTACCCCATGCCATTGCATCATCATGCATGTCTGTTATTTGTTCTATTCCTTGACCTTGATCACCACCAGCAAGAAATACGTGTAGCACTTTCTTATTAGGATACACGATTATTTCAGTTACTGCACAACCGTTAGCACCTAACCACAGTTGCATGTTGCCACTTAATACACCATCAACTACATCTTTAAAGTCGTGAGTATCGCCACCTTTATTCAATGCAGCCTGTATCCATTTCTGGCATCTTAATAATTCTTCAGCTAGACTCATGGATCGTATTTTAACTTAACCCAAGCTCCATTCTTGGAAACTACAACAGCATTCTGTGCGGCATCCCACATTATAATGCCATCTTCTGTGGCTTTTGCCTCTGCATCTCTAAACTGTAATTTATTTCTAGTAGCAGTCAAAAACTTATTTAATCTTTCACCCCACGGTTTCCAATTCTCTCCTAATGGTGGTGGTGGTGTTGAAATACTCATCGTCTACCCCCAGCATTAGCTTCAATTCTCATAACACCTGAACGCCAATTTGTATTACCAGCTCCTTGTATTTTCATTCTTACCTGTCTACCTTGAAATCTTACGTCTGTTGGGTTTGTTAATGTAACTTCACCATGATTTGTTTCTGTATCGTTTGGATGTGTTCTGGTTTTAAAGGTTACTTTAACCTCACCTTGCACACGTTCATCAGGTATTAATTGTGTAACACGCATAATGTTATCACCGTTACCTAAACTTATTGGGCCGCTTTCTGCAAATGGTTTTACTGAACCTGAGTGTGTATAACCTGTCTCATGGTTGTATAAATTACCACTAGCATCTACAAAGATTGGATTAGAAAACACGCCTTGATCTACACCAGCAGTTCTATCTAATGTTCCAGTTGCCCAGTGACCTTCTTTATAGTCTAAGGTTACATACCTATCATTTTCGTTTGAGTTTGCAGAAGGATAAAACCACCATATCTCACCAAACTGTGAATTGTGTACTGCATATACTTTACTTACTTGTGCTGGGTTCATGTCATCAAAAACATAATCTGCTACTTCGCAAGGCATTTCTTTAGCTGTTGATCCATCAAAAGTAAAAAATCCGTTTCTACCCATCCAGAATGCACCTTGATCTATTGCTACTGCTCCTTTTCTTGATGCAACACCACAGGCTGTACCTACTCGTTCAAAGCCATAAACAAATGGCGGCCCAGAGTATTGTGCTATATGTGCATCGTTATCAGTCAAAATAATTGTTGATCCTCTCATTCTCAAGCCACACATAATTTGCCCTGTAGTCTGTAGTTCCATATCACCAGCTTCATTTGTAGCTGAAGGAGACCAGACAGTATTGTTTTCTTTATCAGACCATTGCACTTTACGTGGATTACCACCAGCACCTAAACAAAAAACAAAGCGTTCTTCAGAGACCACCATAGCATTGTTACCTGTCGGAGCGTTGGTTACTGTTTGAGCTTTCACACCTGTATTGCCTTGCCATTCTAAGAGCTTACCATCAGTTGATGATACTGCTAAGAGGTATTCACCCCAAGTATCAAGTGACCATGTAGTGGCTTCAGAGTAAACACCAGAGCTTGATGGTGCTACACCATAATTTGTAAGTCCATAAAAACCACCACCAAAGCCTGAATTAAGCGCACCACTTGCTGTGCCATCAGTAAAGCCTGATGTTGGCGTTATATCGTAAACTGTTTGTGAGGGGTTCACGTAATACAGTTTATTATATGTACCAGCAATTAAATGTTCATCACTATTATTATTAAGATATGAAAGCATTGCTCTAGGAGCTGATGCAAATGCACTTGATTTTCTTACAGTCCAACCACCAACTGGTCGCATTGATCCATCATGCCATCTTACTAGACTAGCATCACGCCATCTATTAGAAGACTCAAAGTCAGTACCGTTTCTATGTACACCTGGTGGTAATTGTAAAGGTATTAATGCCATAATATTATGCCGCTATCTGTGTCCAAGTTACAGAATCATTGGTTATGATTTCCCATTTTTCTCTACCAAGTGTAGTTATTGAGGACTCTGAGCTTAATGCACCACCCATTCTTTGCACTCTGTTACAGGTTGCAAGAATAGTAGATGAAGGTTGTAAGACAATATGTCCTTGAAATATTTTTTCGGAATCTGAAACCGAAGTTGCAGTTCCTGTTGTGGATGCGATACCACCTCTGGTGGCAAAGCCTAATACTGTAATACTAGCGTTAGCAGTTGGCGTACCTGATCCAAATCTAACACGATTACATACTGCTGCTACTGTTACTGATGCACCTAATTGAATAGAACCAGCTACTATAAACT